GGAACAGATACAAAAACTCGTAGAAAGCACCGCTATTCGTCCCCTCGGAGAGGCCTGGGATGCTATGAAAGGTTCCTCTAACCCTAACTGAAAGGATAAGGAAATGTTAAAAGGATACAAGACCTATGTGACCGCCGTAATTGCCATCATTGGTGCGCTTGCTGGTTGGCTGACGGCTGATGTGTCATTAACTGATGCCATCCAGATTATAGTCCCAGCAGCAGTTGGTATGTTCGTTCGTGCTGGAATTGCTAATCAGTGACGTGGCTTACCCCTATAACTCTATTACTAAAGATAGCTGGGGGTGCCCTCGACTATCTTCAAAAGAACCGGCTTATCAAGGCTGGGGCTGATGCTGAACAGACTAAGAAACATTTGGCTATGGTCCAAAACATTAAACGTGCCCGCCGTGCTGTTGATCGTGCTCGTGTTGATGCTATCCAGCTGCGTGAGAAATACCGTCGTAAGTGAGTATTGTTTGATTGCTGAGCCAATCTTTTTTGCAGAAGATATTGATAGTGAGGGTACAATACAGCAAATCCTGCGTGAAAATGCCAAGTACGATGAGCTATGCTAAACTAGCCAGAAGAGTTTTGGTAGTTTCTCCGATAGAACCAAAAAAAACTACCATTCACAATCAAATAATTTCTCAAAAATAATTAGAGAGGGGACAGCTTTATTCCCCTCTCTTTTTTTGTGTAAAGTATAAGCCTAACCAAATTCAATGCTCTTAACCATCTTCCTCCTCGTATCCCTTGCCATAAAACTCTTCCACAGCCTCGAACAAGCTGAGGAGGAGTTTTTTTGTGCCCGCCTTCTTGTCAAGGCCCCTGTAGTCCCGGGAGTGTTCCTTAAGAGCCTTGGCTGCGTGGACTACCTTGAGTGCACGGGTATGGCTATTCACGAGAATCTCCGTATCACTAATAGTGCTTGGACACATAGTCTTGTATCTCCTGTAAGTGAATATTAAAATACCGGATCATCTCAACTATTGCGTCCGTATTTCGGTACTCGTCATTCCAATAGTCTAGAGCCTTCCGAATCGTTTCCGGATCATGCTTGTTTAGCCTAAACAGGATCTGCCCTTCTTGTGTTAATACTATTTTAACACTAGCAAGCACCGATTCTTTAATTGTCGGCTTTATCTCGTCACCCATTACCTCCATCCTCTTTCAGTATATAGATAGCTATGTCACCGAGGCGTACCTCTATCCGTATGGCCTCGTGCCTCCCGGCAAGCACAGCGAGTATGCCCTCTCGAACCTCCCCTAGGACGATGGGTAGCCAGATGGCATTGGGGATGCCGTCTTTGTAGGCTATAGTGGTCATACTCCACACACCCCTCCCTTCCCCGTGATATCGCAAATGTCAACCGCCTCCACCGACTCCTCGAAAGCCTCCCCGAGCTTGTCCTTGGCTTCCTTGTAGGGCACGGCTGTCAAGGGCTGGCCCCCACGGGAACCATCTGGGTAGACCGTGAAGCCCCGGAGCCTGTGTGCGTGTTTGGCCAGCACGTCCGTGAAGTGAGCCACGAACCCATTCTCGGCCTTGTCCGGTGTCCACTTGGGTAGGTTAATCGTGGATGAGATGGCCATGTCCACGAAGTCTTGCACGTCAGCTTGGACGGTTATGCGTCGTTCGAAGTTGTCCACGAGACTGAGGGCGGAGTCGATCTTCTCTGGGTCCACGCTGTATTCTTCGATCATCTGCTGGGCCACGGAGTCCACTACGTATTGGTGGTGCCAGCGGGTTCCTTTGAGATAGCGTCTTTTATACGCAACTGCAAAGAGTGGTTCAATTCCTGTAGTTGTACCTGCAAGAATGCCAATGCTTCCTGTTGGGGCAATGGCTCGGCAAGCCACGGGATTTGAGACAGATAGTTTTGCAGCAAAGCCAGTTGCAACTGAACGGCTGACATCTCTGTATACAGAGAGCCATCGTTTAAGTTCTCCGGTGACTTCATAACCCAATCCTTTCTTTAAGAGCCATTCGTGGATTCCCATGAGACCCAGTCCGAGCCGCCGGTTTTTCTCACGGACTGCATTGACCTTATCGTAAGGCAGATGAGCCCTAAGAGAACCACACACAAGGAACTTGGTAGCCAGACGGATAACATCTCGGAGCTCAAGAATGCTGTCAATACGGCCCAGATTAATGCTCCCGAGGTTACACACATCGCTGTCATCAGAGCTAGTAACCTCACAACAAGCGTTGCGTAGCGTCTCTCCCTCTTGTCCGAAGAAGTTGAAGCTAAACCCTGGCTCTCCTGTAGCAATTGCCTGATGCACGTTAGTCTTAAAGACATCACCTACCTCTCCTGTTTCCCAATAGCGCATGAGCCAATCCGTGTCGTAGTTGACCGAGATGTTGGTCATGTCCATAGGTGCACGGAAGTCGAAGTTGGCCTCCTTCAAATCAGCCACGGTCTTGCCTCCCGTACCCGCCACCGCTATGTCGTGCCAGTTCTTTATACGGAGGAAGTCGTATACGTCTCCGTGCTTCCAGCCGAGGCTGGCATACAGGGCTGACCGCCTCGAACCCCCTTGGATAATGCCCCGGCCAATTTCGTTCACCATCTGCATTTTAGCTAGAGGCCCACTTGCAACACCACCCGTCCCAAATAGAGTGCTACCACTAGGGCGGTATATACTATAATCGACGCCGATCCCACCCCCAGTAGACAGGCATAGCTCAGTCTTCTTAGAAAGCTCCGCCCAGTCTTCACGAGTATCCTCCTCCGCTTTCAATAGGAAGCAGTTGTTGAAGAACTTCCGGTCCCGCCCAGCGTAGTACAAGTACCGGCCCCCGGGTATAAAGTACATCTTGACCATGTACTCGATAAGCTGCTCCATCTCGTCCCCGGTCATTAGACCCTCACACACGTCATGGACCAGGACCTCACAAAGAGCTGCATACGTCTCGCAGTCCTCGTGGCTATACTTCTGGTTAAAGATGTCCTCGGCAAAGGAGCTCCGGAACATGGGGTTGCGGGTGGACTTATACATCGTCAGCTAATCCCTCTTCTAACAAGGCTGAGATCTCCTTGTCCCGGGCCACGATCTCCCCAAGGAGCTTCCGTGCCTCCTCTGGAGCTACCCGGGATGCAAGCCGGAGGATATCCATCCAGCTTCGGTTGTTCTCCGCACGGATCTTTTCGATCTTGTCGATTGTACTAAGCACCGGCCATCTCCCGCATTGTCACTTGGCATGTCACGGTATCATCGCGGTTTAACTTGGCTTCAGAGAGCTCCATGTGATAGCCCTCCACTCGGAGGAAGGCCCGGGGGTACGTGTCAGCATCCAGCATCCGTATATGGTCGTAGACCTCCTTGGGAGTTTTCTTCCCGTCCATGAAGAGCTCGCTTTGGTGGGGCTTCCGTCGTTCAAACACCTTGACGTATCCTGACTGGGGGACAGGTGTCGGATTGTCGCGGATGATCCTGTCGATGGCCCACCAGACTTTCATGGCGGCAGTCTCGTAGATGGATTGGGCTGAGCCCTTCAGCCACAGGTGGTACCGACAATAGACGGGGCCAGCATCCAGCTCATGAACCATCTGGAGGCCCACGAGCCACGTCTCTTCCTTCCCCTCAAGTATGAGGTTCTGGAGGGGAGACCCCCCACGTCCGTATGGAACATCCGACATATGAAAGCAGACGCACTCCCACCTCTCGAAGATCTCGGGGGGCACCTTCCACGACCAATGGGGAAAGAACACGTAGCGAGGGTTCAGCAACTCAAGGTACTCGACGGTGAGCTCCCGAGGGTCCGTGATGAGCACGAACTCCCGGCCCACTCCCCCAACCCTGCCCTTGGTCTGTACGTGGAACTGGGTGATATTCCAGGACTTGGTGGTGCAGATTACGTAGGTGTTCATTTGGCTGCCGCCCCCTCGTGCCTTTCGACTGTTTTAATAAGCCTCTTCAAGTACCACTCGGCCTTCTGGAGATCCTTGATAGGCATCCCCTTCCGCTTATACCGGGACACGTACTTGAGGATATTCCCGGCCATGTAGCCGGTCACCTCTGCGTACGTGAGGGCTCCTTCAATTACCTCGATGGTTTCCAGGCCCCCGTTTTGGTAGTAGTGGGGGTTGTTCACCATGTCGAAGTCTTTGTTGAGGGTGGTGGCCTCCAGTTCCTCTGCCGCATCCCGCTTGAGTGAAACCCCCCGGTCAGCCAATGTCTTGGCGGCCATCTCAGAAGTCATCCAAACTTGCTCCTTTTCTGCTATCTCTTCGTAGGGATCACGGAAGCCGTTCATTTCTTGCGGCCCTCCCACCATTCCCCTATGATTATAAAAGGTGTCACTACAAGGATACCAAGCACCATAATCAAAATCACCAAGCCTGGAACCCAGAAAGGGATGGTGATTAGGATCACAAACACCAGAGCTACTGTGGCCCAGGTCATCCCGTTGACACCGTCAAGATGTGCCTATGCTCTTTCGGGTACTCCGTAAACCGAGCCCGATGCCATCCACCACACCCCATGCACTTGTACCGCTGGTACTTCTGGGTATTCGTGTAGTAGTGGCCTCGTTTCTTCTGGTCTGTGGAGCCACACTTAGGACACGTCACTTCTCCTGGTTCTCCTACAGCTGACACCGATGGATGGTTCCGAGCGTAGGGGCGTATCTTAACATAAATTTCTTCGAGTGTCAAGACATCTTGTTTGTTGTACAGACAGAGCTCCTTCCAGGCCCTCTTATTACCCTTGAGACACTCAGCCCACAACTCAAACCCAGGGAACTCCTTATGCTTAGTCTTGGGGGAGCACCCCAGGACATCCGCAAGATAGGCCAGGGAGTTGGAGTCGAAACCAAACTCACGCTTAGCGATCTTCCATGTGTCGATCTGTTTATACGGGGAGGGTAGGTCCAATCCATGCACGAGGGAACGGCCACGTATCTTGGCCATGTCGAAGCGGTCCCCGTTGTGGGCCACTACGATGTCGGCCTCGTCTAGGAGTTTATTGGTATAGGCTAGGACCTCGGCCTCCGTGTGTTTGTCGGTACCCCAGTAGTACACCCGCTTCTCTCCGAGCCATTTGGCAGCCACGGACAGGATGTTTGAGTGCTCTTGGAGTTGGTCGAGGCTCACGTTCTCCTTAAAGAACCGCCACACGTAGGCGAGGTTAGGTGCCGTTTCGATGTCTAAGATTAAAATTCGTGCGGGCATCCCTTATACTCCTCTTTCTTGCAACCTCGTCTCGTGCAAAGGGGCAAAAGAACTCCCAAAGATCCTGTCCAAACCTTCCCGTCTGACATGGTTGCGGCCTCCTCGGCTATGCCCCACGTGGAGGCCAGGGCGGCGTCTACCATGATCCTCACGCCTCATCTCCATTGCCACCCCAATTACCCTTGCCCTTCTCAGTCTCCTTGAACGCCGCCAAGTTGACAATGGCATCCTCCGTGACCTGTGCCGCCTTGTCGCTTTTGAGAACCGTGTCGGCCTCGACCAGCGAGAACCCGATCTTCAACAGGAACTGAGGGTAGTCGAGAAGTTGACGGAGGGCCAAGCCTGCCACGTACAGCGCACCGTCCTTCCGTAGGTCAGCTTGGGTGTTGTCCTCGATCTCGTAGCGGAAGTGATCCTTGCCGTCGAGTTGTAGGGTGATACCGATGCCGTTTTTGGGGGTTTTCATTTCACTTTCCTTTCCTTCAACCACGCCTTGGGGATTGCCCCTTCGGCCCATTTGAAACTGTGTTTGTCTGCCCACGCACCATACGTGGTACGGGAGTCTTTACTGATTCGGTTGCCTGCCTTGAGAAACACGAATCTCAAGTCAATGTTCGGATGCTGGTTCTTTACGCAGAGGGACTTGACCCTGTCTGCCGTGGACAACCGGCCCTTCACCTCCACGAAGAAGCCACCCTTCGTGATGAAGAAGTCGGGTGTATACCGCTTGGTCTTGAGCACATAATCGAACTTGTGCTTCTCGTATTCGTAGGGCATCCGGTTGCGATCCAGCTGCCGTGCGATCTGGCGCTCGAAGCCGCTGCGGAACCTGTGTCTAGTCGCCACCTGTCACCTTCTCTTTCAAGCGCACCATTTTGGTGTTGTAAAGGGTAACTGCATTGGCTATAGCGGCACGGACATACCCATAGGTCTTGGGTGCCAAGGCTACCATAGACTGGGCGAAGTCCTGGGGCATGACCACAATGGCCCCGGCTTTGAGAGCCCGCTCCACCTGTACCCAGTCCTCCCCGAACTTCAGAACATTCTCCGTGTAGTACAAGTCCTCCCATTCCACGGCGGTACTCGCCGCCTTCCGTGCACGGACCCGCACTGCCAGGGCATTGTCCTTATAGTTGTAGACGGGGTCATGGTGTACGTCGCTGTCTTCGTAGACGTATAGGACACCGGGGTTTTGGATACGATCTCCATCCGTGATGGTGCGTTGGAAGATTAGGGGCATTAGGATCTCACCTTGTTCCTGAGCTTCGAGTACCACACCATAGGGGCACGGTTCCCTCCCTTAGCGATGGACTTGTGCACCTCGCACTCGGGCCAACAGTGCCGCTTGAACTTGCACCAGCCGCAGGGAGAGGGAAGAAGCCGGTTGCCTGTCGGGGCCTCCACCTTTTTCTTATTGACGGTTAGTTTCTTGACCTCGGGGATGTCCTTGAAGGGAACCACGAAAGGCTCATCACTCATGATCTTCTCGATGTTCTCTTCCGCCCGCATGATTGCCTCTTCCCTCTCCTTTTCGTTGTACTCAGGTGCCTCTAAGACAGCGATCTCCCCAGTCACCTTGTTGATGACGATCCAGCCACCGAAAGGGGCCTCGGCTGCCGTCGAGTACAAATAGCCCTGCACCACGTAGCCGAATGGGTCATTGTCACGGAGCTTCTGGTAGCCCCCGTAGGTGTCCCCGAATTTCATGACGAAGGACGTGGGGGAGGCTGACTTGATATCCCATATCTTCTCGTGCAGCTTGATATCCAGGGTGCCCTTGAGCACACGGCCTGCTGTGTCGAGGGACACAGCCTGTTGGAAGCTCTGTATCTTGAGCCCCGAGGCCTCGATGATGACCATCATGATGGCTTCCACGATGTCCCCAAGAAGGAACTTGATGGGCAGGGAGTAATCAATCTCCCCCTTAATGCCCATCCGTGCCAGCCGCTGCTCACACCAGTTGCCCCCCACCCCCGACATACGTAGCCGCCACGCATCCTTGGGGTTCCACTGACGGGCGATGGCCTTGGCACATGCCTCCCCGAAGTCCCGGGCAAGGTAGTCAGGAAGATTTTCCTTGCCACGGGCTACGGAGTCCATGTAGAGTTGGAGGTGTTCTTGGAGCATCAGAAGGGCACGTCGTCGTCTTCGAGGGATGCTTCCAAGTTGAGCTCCTTGCCCGTGAGTTCCTGGACTTGGTTCTGCCTGTGCTGGTCGATGACCCAGTTGTTAGCAGCCACGATAACCGAAAGGAACTCGGACATGATCTCCTTGTGCTCCTCCGTGAAGTCCACTTCCTTAGCGAGGGTGGGTTCCACGGGGTAGAAGGTGATCTTGCCCTTCTTGACACGGGTGGTGGCCAGCTTGATCTGCGCCTTCATCATCAGAAGGTTCTGCTTCTTGAACCCCTTGATGAGCTCCGAGATGGGCATGTAGTTGATGCCCTTCGCATAGAAGGTACAGGGGAGGGCAGTCACGGAGGCCTTCGTGCCATCCGCGAACTTGCCTTCGAGGGTCACGATCCCGTAGAAGATCTGGTTGCACTTGACGGACTCCTGATAGACAGCCTCGGGGGAGCCAGCCGGGAGCTTCTCTCGTTCTCCCTTGGAGAGCTTGCCACACTTGTCACCGCCTGCCGTGTCGGGGAACACGGACCCGAGGGTGGTGGCTTGGACGGTGGAAGGAGTGTATTTGTTCGCCTCGTTGTCCCACACCGAGTAGGAGTACCGCCGCAGGAAGGGCTGGAAGAAAGCCGTCTCTGCGTAGATGGTCTGGCCCGTCTCTGGGTCACGGATGGTGTAGGTACCCTTGTCGAGTTTGTGGACTTTGCCTGCGATCTCTTCGTCGTCTTCGTAGTTGATGGCAAGGCGGGGCAAACCGTGGAAGCCCTCGTCTTGGCCACTCAGCCGCATCAACTCAGCGTCGGTAAGCTCACCAAGAGCCTCCGTGCTGACTTCGGTGGTCTCTTCGAACACTGCAAGTGCTTTGGTCATTTGGTTTCCTTTCCGGTTACGTAGGCTTCAATCTCTTTGGCTTTTCCTATAACATTCTTCATCCGACTTCCTTTCCTTCGAGCCAATTCGGTCCAACTTTGACTTCGATCTCAACGGGCATGTCATATTCAATTCCATACCGTTCTCTGCATTCTAGGGGTAATGATAGCATACTTTCACGTAGGATGTCAAGCACTATTTTCACCTCGTCTGGGTGCACGTCCAATATAATGGAGTCGTGCTGGGTGTAGATGATGAGGGACTGGCAGCCTGCCTCTTGTAGGCGGCGGTGGCAGCCAATCAGGGCTATTGGAAGGAGGTCTCCGGTGGCAAAGCCCTGGACCGGATAGTTCTTGATGGCCGTGATCGAAGTCACGGAACCCCACTTGGTCCTCCGTACATTGGGGAACGAATACTCCCGGCCCGATGGCAGGGTGATCTTGCGGTGGGTGAGGGCCTCTATGGCCAGCCTGTCATGCCACGCCGTGATGCCCTCGTAGTGGTCCTTGAACTTCTGGTAGTAGAGCATCTGTCGGGGGGAACCAGTGGTCCCTCCGTACAAGGGTTTGAAGGTGTCGGCCTTGGCTGCTTGTCGTGCCTGCTTGAAGTCATCGTAGACCTCCTCCAGCTTCATGATCTTAGCAGTACGCTCGTGAACATCCACTCCCTCTTCGATGTCCCGGTAGACCTGGGGGTCCGTGGACAGGAACCCTGCGACACGGAACTCAAGCTGAGCGAAGTCCCCCACCATTATCGAGCCACCCTCGAACCGAGACACGATGGCCCGCCTGACGGGGAACGTGCTCTCCCGAGGCATGTTGTGGAACCGGGAGGACAGCCTGCCCGTGACCACCACCGTCTGGTTGAGCCCCACGTATACCATGTTGCCCTGGAGCTCATTCTTGATGCCGAGCACGAAGGTCTTCAAGTAGGTCTTGATGGCATTGTACCGCATGAACTTCGTGACAAACTCCTGGGCTACGCCGGTCAGGTTGGGGGCCTGTGCCTTGAGGGTGTCCGAGTTACAAGCAAACCCGCTGGTGCATGTGTCCAGGGCAGTCCGTGGCACGAGCTTGAGCCCAGCGACCTTCGTGGATGGCACGTACTCGATACCCTTCCCACCACATTGCCGACAGACCCGCTTGGCCTTGCTGGAGGTGCCGTCTTTCTTTGTGGGGTACGTGTGCCCCTTCCCCGAGCACTTCACACACCGACAAGCATCCGTCTTGTGCATAACGTCGGTCATCTGCACCACAAGGGTACGAAAGACCTTCTTGCGATACTCAGCACGACGCTTGGGCTTCCGAGAAGCTCCCCGCCACTCTGTTCCTAAGTTGAACTTGGCAGCCCAAGCCCGCTTATCCTTCACGGACCGGGAGTACAAGAGCTTGGACAGATCGTCGCCACTGTCCAAGTTGATGGGAGTGTCACCCATCACCTCCCGAATAATCTCCTGGAGCCTCGGCTTCAAGACCCCGAGCTCATCCGTGTAGTCCTTTTCGATGACCCCGAGGGCCTCCGTGTCGATGCACCAGCCTGTCCGTTCCATGTCGGCCAGGACGGATGTCAACTCGAAAGACATCAGAAGAGTGGGCTTCAGTGACAATGTATTCTGCTCCAGATTTTGAAAGCCCTTTCAAGGGCACCCACTTCGTCAAAGTTTTCGATGAGCCCAGCCCGTACCAACATGTACGCCTGCACGAACGCCTCCTTCGGGAGTGTTTGGGAAGAACCCAAATCCACCCCGGGGAAAAGGTTAAATTGTTCGTTTTGGGTCTTTGTTTCCAGGGTCTTTATACGTGCCTCCAATTGCTTCAAGTGCGCCTGGACCGCCTCAAAAACCAGTAGGGTCATTTGGCTTCCTTTCTGTTAAGTAACTCATTTACCTTTCTGAGGGCAGCATCCCGATTCTTAAACACACATATTCCTTCAACGTCATACCGACTGTAGGATAGCATATCGGATGCTGAGTTTGCAAGCTTATAAATCTGCCAATAGTTGGGCTCTCCAGTTTTTACAGTTATATACCGAGGGTCATGGGTCATACGAACTCCTCCGACTTCATGCCGAGCTCAGCCAATTGAGCCCGAACCAGTTCCATTGTACTCCGAACGTCCCCCAACCCGTATTCCTCGACTACGCCCCACGGCATATCTTCGAAACCAACGCCGTTGTCGAGGTAACTTTGGGTGAGGTCAGTTCGCTTTGGGGAGAGCCCCCGGTCTTCTAAGATGTCTTTCAGCTTGAAACTCTTTCGGACAGCCCGGGCCAGCACGTATTCAGCGACTTGGGTGCACCAAACCCGCTTGTCGTATACGAAGCCCGTTTCACGGAGCCACATCAACTCGAACTTGGCGTTGTGGGCCACAAGGAGGTGGGTCCGTGCCAGAACGTCCTGGAGGGTGGCGTGGCCCCCTTCCGTGGGCTCTTGGTGGTTGTGGTGGAAGCACAGGTACTCCGACTCATCTGTCGAGGTCCAATACCCGGCACTCACGAGGTAATTGCCTCGGCGCATAGGGGAAGGGTCCGTGGTCTTGTCAGGCTTTGTGATGAAGGTGGTTTCGAAGTCGAGGACGGTTATCACCGCCCCAGCCCCTGGTCAATCACACGCTCCCACATTCCCCGGTACTCTTCCTCATGGTAGAGCTCCTCATATCCCGCCCCCGCCTCTTCGAACATAGCGTCCGTGGGGGCACCCCGCATGGCTTCGATGGCTGCACGGGCCGGTTCCGAATAGTATCCCCAGTTAGCATCACATTCTTCTGGGGACCAGTCTGCCGCTTCAGCTGCAATGGCCCGTGCCACTCGTTCTACCATGTCACTCATACCTCAAACCGACTCCTTTCAATATCAAACGTACTTATAACATGCCCGTGCCAGCCTGTCAACTTATTCTTTGACACACATAGGTTCCGGGTGCCTTGCTCCTCTTCGCCCCGGGACTTCCCGATGCCGATTATCACGTCGGCCTCGGCAGCCTTCCCAGTCCGACTACCATCCATCATGGCATACGTGGGATAGGGCTGGCCCTCGGCCTCGTACGAAGCCTGGGTGACTGCCCACACGAGGCAGTTGTTTCGCTTGGCAAGCTCTCGGCCAGCTTGGTAGAGGCTCTGGAGACGTTCGTCGCTTCGGTTGAACTCCCCTTCGATACGGACTTTGTCGAGTTGGTCCACGATCACGATATCCGGTTTGTTGAGCTCCACATAGGCGTTTAACTCGGCTATCGAAACAGCCGTCGTGTCAAAGATCTTGAGGCCCTTGTTGACCGCCTGCCAAGCCGTCTTAGCTGCCGCCATCCGCTTCGTAATTTCTGCCATGCTACTTGAGAGATAGGCGCAAAGGATGCGTAGCTTAATACGAGCCGCAGGTTCTTCGTTGGCGAAGTAGGCCACTGTGTGGCCTTGACAAAGGTACTCGGCGGTAAGGTAGCTAGTGAAACTGGTTTTCCCAAGTTCGGGTCTTGCGAAGATAATACCAAACGTGCCTCGGTGCATACCATCAAGGTGAGTGGCCAGAGTTGGTAGGCCAAACTTGAACTCAGCCTCTTTGTTTGCGTCACGGATGATCTCCTCTATGTCCTGGGTGACTTCCACGAGGGCGGTGGAGTCCGAGCCCATCTGCTCATTGCCGACCTGTTCGAGGAGCCGGAGGATTGTGCCGAAGTCCTCAGACTTTCCTGTCCAGATGTCGATTGCCGACTCCCCAATCAGCTTGGCCTTATGACGCCGCCAGAGGCCCTTGGCTAGTTCGATACCCACGCCAGGATTGGGTGCAGGGAGAGCCTGTAGCTCCCCCACAAGCTCTTCAAGCTCTTCTTTAGCAGCCCAGCTTAGGGCGGGGTGTCGATGGAGGGTTAGAGCACCTAGTTCGGATAGGGAAATATCTCCTTCAAATGCAGAATGAGCATGGCGGATTGTCTCGAACAAAACCGCTGCTTCTTTAGTAAACATAGGCTTTGAGAGGATATTACGTGCCCTGTCCCAAAACTCCTTTTTACAGGCCAGAACCAGTAGTTCTTTCTCCATTAAATATGCCTCCATGTCTTATTGCGTTTAATACGAGAGATTTGTGTTCTATCAACTTTATAGTCTGAGGCAATTTCTTTTTGGGTACGAAAATCTTTTCTAATGTCTACCACATCTTTCTCTGTTAGCTTAGCAGTGTGCACCTCTTCCCCCCGCAATCTAGCCTCTGAAAATGCTTTTGGGTCCACTTGCCACTGCCCCCTCCCCTTTTTCATCATGTCCTGGATATTATCCTTCTGTGTTCCCACAAATAGATGAGAAGGATTTATACAGGAAGGCGTATCACAAACATGACACAGTTGCATATTCTCAGGAATAGCCCCATTCACCTGTGTCCATATCCACCTAGTTGCTAACCAAAGCCTTCCATTAACCCACAGCCGTCCCCTGCCTTCTCCTATCGCTCCCGGCCAAAACACGCACTCTTCAACTTGTTTTTCCTTGAATCTTTCTACTAAGGCTTCTGCGGCTCGACGTAGCTCTCCCCACCTCATACCAAACCCCTACCACTTCAAAAAGAAATGAACAACCATCATCCAGAAGATGCCGGTCAGGGCAGTCAGTTGGCTGTCGAATATCAGGAATTGTTTGGGCATTTCTTTCTCCTTTACTTGAGAGCGAAGCCACGCCACTTACACGCAGGGCAGCCCACATTCTTTTTGGGGGGATTGGAGGTCAATGTCGCATTGTCAAGGTCGTTGAGCTCGTACCCACACTCAGGACACTCGATCCCATTCGGCTTTGGATACTGATAGAATGCCATTAGCACCTTATATTGGTCATGGCGTTCTTTGTTGTGATCTTTTAGGGTCATCATCTCTTCTTTCCCTTCAACTGAGCCTGGGCCGCCTCGTACTTGAGAACGAGCCCAGCAACCTCCCCCATTGTGACCCCGGAGTGCCGGAAGTGGCGTATCACGATGGCTTTGTGGTCGTCGTAGGTCTTACGAGGCTTGGGAAGTGGTGGGCTGCGGAGGTAGGGGTCCTTAGCCATCACTTTTTATTCCAGGCTGCCACGGCTTTGTCTGCGAGGCCTTTGAGAAGAATCCGTGCCACGATGTACCCGTACTTGTCTCGGGTGGTGTCACGGATGTACCATATGGTATTCTCTCGTCCAAGGCCGTCCAGGTACGAGCCCTTCTCGGCTACGTACCGAGGGGTGGTGGTTGTACGGACGTGGGAGGTTTTAAGACGCTTAGCCATCTTCAAAGCTCTCATCTAAACATACCGCAGCCACCCCTGATACCGCACGGGCCTTTTTTATATCACTTGTGGATAATGGGCACGGCCCGTGTGAAATACACGCATCTACAAGTCTATGTGCAACCGCTAAATTACCTCGTACTGCTTGTAATACCCGCTCTTCCTCAAATTTCCAACTACTCATCAAAATCTCCTTTTGCTACCTGGGCACACCGAATGCCCTTGGTGGTGGGTGTATTGGTGGATGCTGGCCATCTTATCGTCTGCTGCCGCTGTAATATCGTTTCCATGTGTGTCCCCCGCATCCCCCAAAAGGCCCATGGCACACAGAACGTCCCCCATTTCTCGGGTGAGCTTCTCCCGATTGGAGCCCTCCTCAGGCCGCTTAGGGTGCGTACTCTTGTACCCGTGCCTCAGTATCTTCCCCACGACCTGGATCACCTCGCCGCATTCCTCGGCCAGGATAGCCAAGCGTTCGATCTGGGCGGGGGTCAGGTTAGGTGCTTGGGTCATCCGTCTTTCCTTTCTTAGCTTTGGGCGACTTCGAGGCCCTTTCGATGGCCGAAGCGTAGTAGGCCATCTGGCCCGTGTCGTCCTCTCGCTGGGCTACGTCGTGGAGGGCACGGAGCTTCACTATCGCTTGGTTCACATCCGGGTGGGCCTCCAGCAACCTTGCTTGGTTGGAT